TCTTTTTAATTTTTTAATCTAATTCAATATCTTTTACAAATAGATATGGATAGTCTTCAGAACGTGTATTGTTGTTCTTATCATTTTCCTTAGCAGATTTTTCATACTCTACTTCTCTATTTTGTTTAATATTGGAAAGAAGATTAGTGATATAATTAAAAGTTGTAACCATCTTCTGTAATTGAATTTGGTTTTCTATATAGCTCTTTGTATCATATACGTCGAGCAAGTAATCTCTACTCATATCTTTCAACTCTAATAGCTTACGAGAAATAAAGCTTAATAGAGAATCATCATATGAAGCATGAGAGATATTATTAATCTTATCAATGGCACTAAAGATAGTATCATTAAAGTTCTTAAATTGATTTTTAAGCTCTTTATGTTTTACTGCCATTTGTTCAGGTTTTAGATCAGAGAAAACTTCTTGTTCATCAGATGAGAAGTCATCAGCTTGTTGTTGAGCTTCAGGACCTTCTAGTCCTTCGTCTCCACCTTCTTCGCCGCCTTCCATATCTCCATCTTCAGAACCCTCTTCTCCTTCCCCACCTTCACCTTCTTCAGGAGCTGGTTCTTCTCCACCGCCACCCATATTCATATCAGGTTGGTCTGGAGCTTCTCCACCACCATCTTGAGGAGGAGCATCTTCAGGTTGTCCTGCATTAGGATCTTCTGGAGCAGATTCCTGAGCTTCAGGGCCATCAACAAAATTAGGAGGTTGTTGACCTTCTTCTTCAGGATTAGGTTGAGGAGGATTAGGAGCTTCTTGTAAGATCAAACGCTCAAATAAGTTCATCTAATATACCTCCATTTAATAATCGAAGTCATCAAAATCATCATCGTCATCTTTAGACTTAGATGAACTATCGTCATTAGATAAAACTGGTTTGGTTTCATCTTTCTTATAGAAGGAATTGATTAAAGATTTATCTGCACCAAACTTAGCTTGAGGAGTTTCTTTACCTAAAGGATTTACTAAGGAACTACTACCATTATAATCAGGAGATACTTCCCGTTTATCTTGAGTACTATTTATTTCTTCCATAGTCTTATCTCTAAGTTTTTCATACTCATTCTCTAAAGTTTCGATACTCTTATCAACTTCTTCTAAATAAGTTTCCAGTTTACGTTTCTTTTCAGGATCGGTTTCTTCTTTAAGTTTCCTAGTAACAGAATACTTATGCTCTTTCCATTCCTGAATGGATTCCTTGAGATATTCCTTATTCATATGCTTATGCATAATATAAGCAGTAATACCTGCAAATAATCCACCGACAACATTAACTGCTAATGCACCAGCTACAATGACTGTATAGAATACAAGAGATAAAGAATTCCTAGTACCTTTATTTAAGTCTTGTAATCTAGAAGTAACTAGAATAGATCTAATAGCTTCTTTAGTCATAGCATTAGTTTTCACTGGAGCCATTTTAACCTTTGTAACGATATCATGAATCTTATCTAAGGTATCATCTTCACAAAGTTTCTCTAATGCTTCTGTAACTATAGACATTTGCTCCATAGCTTCTGCCAAGCCATACGCCGAAGTCTTGGCATAGTTATCACTAACAAGTTTGTCTAAATCTATATTATCTTCACTAATCATCTCTGCATGAAGTCGTTGTAATCTGTTGATATAAGATGTATCTTCAGAGAGATTAATAAAGTTATCTTTCTTAACAGCTTCAGATACTTTATCTAAGAATTTATTGATATCGTTTGTACCACCATTCATAAGGAAGTAGTCAGTAACATTTTCAACAATATCAGATCTAGATATTATATCTCCAGCATATTTAGAAACAGAGTATAAGCAAGTCTCTAAAGCAATACAATACTTGGTTTTAAAATCCATAGTATAAGTATCGATTAGAGAGCATACTTTATAGATTGTATCAGGAACAGCATCTTCGTATAGAATATTATTCTTGATGATCTTATCTATATTAAATCTCTTAGATATAGTAGATAGATTTCTTAATAATCTATCACATTCTGTTTGTTCATGAATTCTTTCTAATACAGAATCCAAACACTCAATAGCTACAGTTTCATCAAGCCCTCTTTTTGTTTTAAGAATAGAATTCTTAAAAATTGCAGGGGATTTGACGTATGGGATAATATCTCTATTAACAATAGAAGTCATTTCTTCTAATTGAGATTGAGTCCCCTCTTTTGAGACGTACTCGAATAATTCTAAAACCTTGTTAAAATTATTGCTTGTATTATCAGAGAAAGATTGCCATGCATAGACAGACTCTTTGATATTTTCAAAATTGTAATTAGTTTTATAAGTTTCATATAATGGATAGGATCTATTCCTCATAGGTTGAAACTCTAGATTAGTCTTTCTATTATATACTTCAATAATAGGTATAAACTTTCCCATACTATTTAATCCTCCCGTTCGATTGCATAGGCTATGATTACATCAATGTTTGTGAAGATAAAATCATAGTTACTTCAAATACTTAGGTTTTGTTTTAAACTCTGCTTTATTTAAAGTTTTTGCATCATCTGGAAGTGTTTTAGTAAGGTCATATAAAGCCTGTTTACCTTCTTTAGAAGTGGTCATTTCATTTACACCACCCATAGATATATAGTGGCGTTTAGATGAAATAAGTTTATATAACTCTTCATTTGCTTCGATAGAGAATGGTGTTTTAGAAGATACTGTATCACCATCATAGTCACCACCGATAGAATCCAAACGAACGTTATTTGGTAATGCTACATCGATAAATCTGTTGGTAGTATTAGTATTCAAATCTTCAGCTCTGATCTTAGGATATTCTTTATAAAGTTTACCATTGATGATCATAGGTTCTGTTTGAATAGTTGAAATAACTTTAATCTTAGCAGCATATTGGTTCCAATAACTATCGATTGGGAAACGTGTGATAAGAGTCATCTTATCTTTAGTAATATCTAGCGCTGCCATATAGATTAAGTCACACCAAGTTAAAGGACGTTCATTGATAGGAATGCTATCTACCTTATTATCAGAAATAAGATTTTCAGCAGCCTTAATATCATCTACCATGTAACCTTTATATCTTAGATAAGGTTTCATTCCTTTAGGTATTTTCATACCAGTTGTATCAATAGGAGCTTCGATAGGAATAAATCGATTACTCATGCCATGCATAAACCTATCTAATTCTTTTTTGATACGTTCATCAGAATAAACCATTTGCCAATCTTGGACTCTATTTCTAGTAATCTCTTTTGTTTTTAGATTAGTTACCAACATATCTATTTGGTCACTGATATTATTTTCAAACCAACGTCTAATCCAATAAAGCATATAAGGGAAGAAGTTGGCACATAATGCAGCGATTGGTAGACCAATACTATCGATATCTATATCGATATCGGCAATAGATTCTTTTCTTAGATTTTGAGTACAGATAACTAGACGAGCACCCCAGTCAAAGGACTTCTTCATACCAGCACGTCTAATAAGACCCATTTTTCTAGAAAGGCCTGATGCTTGAGCATCTTTGCCCTCGTATCTACCAAATACTAACCAGTCATAGATGGCAGCTAAATTCTCTTGAATACGCCATCTAGTTTGACCATTAAGGGTTAAACCATACTCGTTACTATTCTTTAACGCTTGAACGTCTCTAAGAATTTTACCATATAATTGGTTTATCTCACCAACACTAGTTCTTGAATCTTTATCAGTGTTGATATCACGATAGCCTACTGGGATTACTACACAGTCTTTGATAAAAAGTTTATCTCTATACTTTTCTAGGAAGTCTATCTTAACACCACGTTTAGCAGAATCGGTTCTTTTAAAATCGATTACTTTAATTACTTTTCTTAAGAACTCAATTCCAGTTTCACCTTCAGGATCTGATTTCAATTTACCAGTTTCTTTATCTAACACAAAATTATCTGCCTCTTGAGCACATAGTTTAATATTAGAATCTAATCTTGACCAAATCTTGTAAGCAAGCGGATGTAAGAATGTTTCTCCTGCTAGATTCACATAAGCGAAGATACTACTTCTATCTTCTTTGGTAATACCAAAGATTTCATTAGAAAACAAGCCGTCTTTATCTGGAAGATTGCCTCTAGAGAAAGACATTGGACTTGTAATCTCTTTTAAGTCATTTACTTTAATAAAGTTAGCGACGTTAAGTGGAGATAATTTAAGATGCTTGGTTTTTCCATCATTAGAAGCTTCATCTAATGCATAGAATTCTACTACATCATTATTCATTTAAAGCATCCTCCATAAGTATAATAAATTCAAATTTAATTAATAGTTCCCATCTAGCCATTAGTGCTAGATGGGAGTTCTATTTGATTAAGTTTAGAAATCTATTAATTTGAATTTTAAGATATTCTTATTAGACTCTAAGGATATCTTATATAGCGGCTGGAATGCTCCAGGAATAATCTGGTTATCCAATCGCTCCTCTATAGTATGAGCCAATTCATCTGATAATAAGGTTACTGTAAAAATACTATCACACTCAGAAATATTAATATCTAAGATATCGGTATTTCTACAGTTACCTAATAAAATATCGTATAATGCTACTTCTCGAGAGAATAGCTTATCGTCTACAACTTTAGAGGAAATTAACTGACTGAATTCTATTAAATTCATCGAATTATAAAATCCTCCTTTATGCCTATCAATCACCTTTAAGGATAGAATCCATTTCTTCTGCTTGGTTGGCTTTCTGTACCGTCTTATTTTGTATCTCTTTCATATATCTAAAATGAAGATACACTAGAAACCCAACGTCATAGTTGAATGCTTCAGAAAACGATAATCTGCCTTTATAGTAATTACATAGGGTCATTACTATTGAATAGAAAGCGCCCCGATCGGTAAAAAGGCCCGAGTGAAAAGCAATTGAAGAGCACCTTGAGGAGTAGCTTCGATAGTAGTATGACATTTACCACATTCTGTAGAAGGAATTTGATAAGTAATCTTATCATCAGTAAATACACGAGTGATTTTGTATACTTCACCCATAAGAGTAGCATGTTCATCAGAAGATAAGTTCTTCATGATTTCATAAATAGCTTTAACCTTACGCATTACTGTTTTGGATAAGCTGTCTTCTACGACACCTAAATCGATTGGATATAATTGTTTTGTTACGTTATCGATTTTGTAAATAGTATCAATATTAGCCATGATTTGAACTACGTTAGCATATTTAGATGCAAACTCATCTGTCAATGCAGCACGTTCAATCATATCACCATAGATAGATTCGGTACAGAAACTAAATGCATAATCTCTGGATACTTGGATAGGTTTTGTTCTGAAAAGTTTAGATTTTACAGGACGGCTATGCAAGATATCTTCAAAGCGTTGTTTAACTTCATCATTAGGATATACCACCATATCTTTAACATCCTTCTTATTGATAAAGAGGTTGTTACATTTGTTATTAGGGCATTGATAAGATAAGTAGTTTGTATCTTTGAAGTTTGCCATATACATAGCAAAGATCATGCAGTCCAAATCGTATACAGAGATTTGTTTTAACCAAGTATCAATATCTGGTTTCTTACCTACAGTGTGGCGATACATGATATTGAAAATAGTACGAAGACCATTAATGGAAGTCATATCTGTATTTTGAGGATTCAATTGAAGCAACTCTTCACCAGAGATAGGAGTCATTTCAATCGGTTTACCAGTGTATTGTAAACCCCAAGTTACTGTGTAAGAAGAACGTTCTACTTGAAGAGCAGATTTTAATTTAATAGGTTTATTGGAAATGGAGAATCCATCTAAATCATTACTACGTTCAAGTTTCAATTCTTCCAATACTTGAGATTTGTATTGTTGGCTAAGTTCACGAATTTCTTCTTCAGTCAATTCTGGCTCATCAGATTCTACATCCGCCATCAATTCTTTTTCTTCTGGATCTTCTTCCTCAGCTAAAGCAGAAGAATAACTTACGTCTTCTTCATCTACGTCTTCTTTAATTTCTTTTTCAGCCATAGAATTAGTTACTTTAGTATCATCAGATTCTTTCTTAGAAGCTTCTTCTTTAATTTCTTCATCTTCACCTTGAATAGGAAGAACAGATTTAGGAGTAACTCCTAATTCAACTGTATCATCATCTAAGAAGGAGAATTCATCTTCTTCCTCTTTATCATTTGTGAAGCTATCTACTTCTTTTGCTACATCAGAACTCATACGAGGAACTCGTTTGATAGTTTCTTCTTTGATACCGAAGTAATCGTTATTAGTTTCAACAGTTTTATCACGAGCTACAGTGAATAAGATATATCCTTTGTGTTCGTAATCTGTAATACCATCAAAGCGAGGTTCTGTCTCAATGATCTCTTCAATCTTTTTAATAAATTCTGCGAGATGAGGATTGTTTTTAGCACGAGCCATTAATTTTTCATATTGATTATTAACGTACTCTTCCTTACCTTTAGTGATTAGACCTTCAGGACCTGTGAGTTCAGATTTAGTACGAGCAATTTCATGGTCTGCCATATCTACTAAATTATCAAAGTTCTTTTTGATAGCATCATCAGGTTTAGTTCTTGGTTTCTTAGCGATTTTATCTACATTGTGAATTACTTCGCCATATTGAGTCAAACCATCATCACCAATAGAAGTGTTCTTAACGATTTCTGCTAAACTAGATTTAGCTGCTTGAGTTTCTGCAGGTTCAACTGCATCTGTTAGGCTACTTTTAGATACAGTAGCAACAGGTGGTTGTTCTTCAGTAATAGGAGTAACCTCTACTGCATTTTCATTTGCTGCGGCCTTTTCAGCAGGGGTTGTTTCTGCTTCCAAACCAAGTTCAGATAAGGATATTTGTTTAATTTCTTCCATTTATTTCTTCCTCCTAATAGGTACTTTGGTTTTCTTAAATGCATTGCCAGTTGTATTTTCTCTTTCGATAGCACGCTTCTTGGCACTATCTAAAGTAGTATCAAGATAATCTGCCACTGCTCCTTCATCATACTTTCCTTTATATTGTAATGATGGTTCAGCATTAGGCGTTGTGTTAATACCAGGCGCTCTACCAGACTTCAATATTGAATCTAGTTTAGACTTGGTTTCTTTCTCCCTAATCATTGATTCTTCATTATAGTCTTCTTCTTTGATTAGTTTAAGAATAGATGGATTGTCCTTCATTCGAACCCATATTCTCATAGAGCTACCTATCCCCTTTACAAATAATATATTCGAATTTACATTGACATCAAACCGTCGATAGTGTTTTGAGCAATGTTATACAAGATACTAAATCTAGTTTCTCGCATTGTTATAGAGAAAAGAATCTTATTATCTAAAGAATCTTTTGGTCTATAAAGAGATACTTCTACCTCAACTGGTAATAATTCTGGTAAGTATAAAGTCATTTGCTCTTCAAGTTCTTGTCTTAGAGTAATAAGTTCTTCTTCAAAAGCAAATCTATATCTACCACGAATATCTATACCTAAATCTGGATAGTCTGGGTAGGTTCCCTTTTTGAGGAGTAATAATCTAACTATTAACAATGCAGCAGAGTTCATCTTACCAGTTTCAATTTCACTGAGATCTAAAACCTTTGGTTGGTTAAGGTCATTCACATCTAGAAGATAGTCTCTAATATTAGCATTTGTGTTAGTTAAGCTATTAGCCAATTTATTCACCGCCTCTTTACAAAATTGTATTACTTATAAAAAAATATACTCCAAGTACTTGGATGTCGCGAATTTAAAAATTATTGGGAACAAAACATTTAAGTGTAGAAGTATATTAAAGAAGATTTCTTATACCCAACCCAAACGTAGATAATCTATCCATATTGATTTTAATAGTCATGCCATCAGATAGACTGTCTATTCATTTCCAAAATCTTTTTTTGATATACTGGATTGGTAGTTTTACTCTCCAAGTATTAAAATATAGAAGTTGTTTTCCGTTTCGTTTTTCCAAATAAATTCTATGTTTTTCCTCCTTCAGTATTATATCTAATATACTTCTACAAACCTCTACTTTTACACATGTATTACTTACTTAACCTTATGAGTATAGGCTTAATTTGCCTATACTCGACATTTTTGTAATTACGAATAACTTAATTTACAGGAGGGAAATAAATCTTATGATAGATGAAGCTATGGGTTTAGCTAGTATGAACCCTATGGTTGGTACTACTCCAAATAACAGTGTTATGCTCCTTCATAATATTGATGATAAAGACCTATTTGATGGATGGGATAGTTATGGATTAGCAACGACTTTAGATAAAGATGATGCTCATATTACAAAAGATAAGAATGGTAAGCTAGTTGCAAGACCTAATAGAGATTTAGAAGGTAAACTAGTAGAGGTTTATATTTGCAAATATGATAAGGTTCAAGAAAATTTTGATGCCTTATACGATATTTTAGATACACCATATGAGTCTAGAGAACTGAAACAATCTATTTACGAAATGGCCACTGGTCATATCTCTCTTACAGAAAACTTTGCTAAGATAGATCATCTTTTAGAAAAGGTTGAATTAAAGAAACTTAGTAAGATTATATCTTCTGATGCGGATAATATGGAAAGAGAATTAGGTCAAACAGATCGTTTAAAGAATGATGGATCTTATACCCCTTCTAATCCAGATGAAACTGCTGCTAGTGGTGTTAGTTTATTAGCATCAGCTGATTATACTTTCTCAGAGTCTTTTGGTCCTGAAGACGATCAATTAGAAAATAAGAAAGCAATTATTGAAGCTCTTATGTGTGATATAAAGAAGGATCTAAAAAATGGGAATTATTAATGCAGAACGATACTTCCAAGATCAAGATAGGGAGTTTAAATATAAAGAAATAGAAAAATGGGTAGCTGCTAATGGTGGAGCTATCATCAAAGACTATTACAAATATGAAAAGGATCTAGAAGCTGATTGGTATAAATTCCAATCCATGCCTCCAAATAATTGGTATGAAGCAGATGATGAAGCTATGAAATTATTTGGTATGGAAAATGAAGCTCTTTATTATAAAAACAAAGCAAAATTCTTAAAAAGAAATATCAATAAAGATACTCTTGATTATGAATACTCTGGTGTGGCTAATCTTGATAAACAAGATTTAGAAAAACTAAAGACTACTAGAATCGAATCTAGTGCTGATAAGTATATCAGAAAGTTTGATAATGAGTATTCTCCAAACTTTAGAACCATTGTTGATATTAGAGCAGTAGATGCTAAAGATAAAACCAATACAACTTTAAATCCGTTGAAAGATATATACTACCCACATTCTGCTATTAAAGAAGAATATGGCTTCAGTCCAGAACAAAAAAGAAAATGGACTCAAGAATATATTGATGATGGGTATCCATTATTATTTGATGATTACCAAACTAGAGATGAGTTAGAAACTGCTTGGTATAAATACAAGTCTGTAGATAGAGATAGACAATTAAATTGCGATGACTTCTCTGTTCAGATTTATGGTATGGATGTATCTGAGTTATATGAAAAACAACTTAAAGAATTCCTAGATGATGACTTTGATGATGATTTTGAAACAGAGTATTCTGGATCTATGAATGAAAGTAAGCTAGATCCTATGAAGGATTATAACTTTGGTATAGCTGATCAAATCAAAAAGCACCCTACCCCTATGATTCTTCCAGAACAAGATATCTTCTATAATATGAATAGATTCAAGTTCTACAGAATGATCTTGTTAATAGGTTTGCCTACTACAAATAAATCTGAACTAGCTAAGACTTTATGTAAAAAGTATAAAGCAGAGTTCTTAGATATGAAGGAATTCTTTAATATTAAATCTGCAGAAGATATTCAAGCATGTGTTAGATTATCTCCTGCTATTTATAAATATGCTACTACTCATCCTAAGTATATTAAGTTCATTAAAGACTCTGAGTTATATGGACAACAATCAGTTCAATTTAAATTCAAGATCAAAGAATTTATGAATAACTTCTTCTATTGGTTGATCAATACTTATTCTAAGCAACGTAAGGTTGTTGTAGAAATGTGTAATGAATCTCTACCAGTATTTGATGTGCATCCTAAACTATTTACGTATCCTATTGTAATTAAAGGTGATTCATTCTTCTTACAGATCTTTAGAAAGTTAGCTAGACATGAAAAGTCTAAGATCTTTGATTTGTTTAGTAATTTTAAAATGATCGATGCTATTCAGTTTACTCTTTCTATAATAGAGAAGTCTGGTGATGATGCTGATCTAATGGATTACTTTAGAAGAAGAATTAGAGAATTCGACCCTATTAAATTTGATATCAATGAATCCAATCTTCCAGATCCTGGTTTGTATATAGATGCTGCTAATAATACTATTAGAGAATCATTCGATCCTTTATATTGTGCTAAGAAAGCATACTCTGTATTATCTTTAAATAGTAAGACTTTAGTAGAATCTGAGATGATTGATCATACAGTACAGTCTGCAGAAGATAGAATTGATTATCTTCAAGAACCAAACTTTAGATCTGTATTTGCCCCAATGCTCAATTATACTGAAATAGAAACATTGTTACAAAACTCTCCTAAGAGTAATAATGTATTTGCTATCAAGTGGTATAACGACTATAAAGGATCTTGTAGTGGGTTAAAGACTACATTTAAAAAGAATGAATGGGTTACAGAAGTTGCTAAACTTTCTACTAAATTCTTAAACGAATATACTTTAAACAAATGGAATATTGAAGTTGGTAATGATCTTATCAGATTAGGTTGGAATCCTACAGTGGAATTCAATGATTACTATAGAGCGGCTGCTTCTAAGATGGCTGATTCTTTCTTAAAAGATAAAGTTATCTGTAATTATGTAAACATTGGTTCTATGCCAGTATATAACCATTTAACTGAAGATGTAGAATTCAAATTACCAGTAGATGGTATTTATGTAATGACTATCAATGGTAAACATAAAGAAGATACTTTGGATACTATTCCTCAAGTATTGTTATCCTTAGATGGGTTTGTTGATGGTAAACCTATTTATCCTATTATAGATAAACAACTTGCTAAATCTATCTCTTTAGATAAATTAAAAGAATGGTATGAATTAAGTACTTGTGAATTTAGCTTATATCTATTACCAACTACTAAAGGATTGAAGAAAGATATTGCTAGTAAAATAGAATCTTTGGTATCTAAAGATAGCTCTGAGCTTACCACTTCTAAAAATAAAGAGTTATTAGTTGCTGATTTTAGACTATATATTTCTGATACTTTAAAGGTATTAATTGAGAAGTATAATAACTCTTCATTTAGAGTTAAAGATATCGATACTTTACTTTCTAAGAAGTCCAATGATAAATATACTGTTTATAATCTAGGAACTTTCGATGGTGATGAGTATGATACTTTAGTTCGAAATGTTGGAATTTGTAATACTAGAGCAGCTACTCTATTTGAAGAAAAACCTAATATGGAATTGATTGGTGAGCACAAATCTTTAATCCCATATCTAACTCTAGTAACGGTAAATGAATTCGTTACTTCTACTCCAGTTAAAGGGATGGATAACTCTAGAGGATCTGATACTTTAAATAAAGATAAAGATTTAGAAACTTTTGATTCTTATTATAATCTATTAAATCCAAACAAATAAACAATAAGGAAGAGGGTCATTCCTCTTCCTTACTTCTTTTTAAATTGCATTTTAATTATACACTATAATTATGAGAATATATAAAGTTAAAGAGTTGATAACGTATTCTTAAAACAAAAACAAATTTAAAAAGAAAGGAAGTATTTTTTTATTATGGAAAGAAACTTTAAATACTTTAGAGGTAGGAAGTTCTATCTATCTACAAGAAGAAGTTCTATTAAAGCTACTTACCCAAAATTGATCAGAGCCATATCTGAAATGAAAGATGGTAAGATATTTGCATATGTAGAAGACTTTGGTGAAGTCCCTATAGAAGATGAAAATAAGAGAATGTTCGAGATAGAAGAATCCGAACTATTCGATTTCTATACCGCACTAACACCTAAGGGAGTTTGTACCGTAGAAGTTTGTGTAGATACCAGAACAAAAGAGAACGGCATATTTCTAATATTCAATAAATACATCAAAGAAGATTATGTTCCAGAAGATATCAAAGATGCCGATATTGTTATTATATCTTTATCTAAAGAATTAGATAGATTAGCATCTAGAGCTCTAGGAGTTGATTTTAAAGATAAAAAGGCTTATAAAGATTCTATGAGCCCATTATCTATATTTGAATCATATCAACTAATGCCGTTGAGTTCTATAATCAATACTGATAGATTCAATCTAAAAGGAAGTATTCCAGAAATTATCTATGATCCCGATGATGTTATAGATACTAAATTTAAAGGTATATCATATCTATATTATGAAGATAACTATGAATCTTTAAAGGGATTAATAGGTATAGAAAACTTATCTGGTACTTTTAAAGCCAAAGATCCTGAAGATGGTAGCGAAGGTCCAATAACAATAAAGTTTTCAACTATATACAATAATTTAGATAGTACCTTTATAAATGGTAATTTGTGTACTATTTTAAATTGCTTCCCTATGGTTGGAGTAGAGAGTTATGATGAATTCGTAAAACTCTATGGTGAATTAGTAATAGGCGATTATAAAGATAAAGATGAATTCAAAAAAGTTAAATACAACTCTTTAATCAATCTATTATATATCCTATGCTATACGACTCTAGGAGATCCAGTTATATTAACTAATAACGATATAGATTATAAATTAAAATATATCGAATTAGATAAGGTTGGATTCAAGAAATATGAGTATGATCATATCTCTACTATTAGAAATAATGATCCTAAGTACAAAATAGTACTTATTAAATTTGATAATGATGAGATTGCTATTTTGAAACTTAAAGTAGTTAAAGATTTAGATCTAATGAAAATCGGAAATTCTAAAGATGACACAATGTCAGAAGAGGAATTTTCGAAGTTTATGAATCTAAGTTAGTCTCACGATATTTTTTATCGTGTTTCTATATATTTTCCAGGTTAGTGATGGTAGGCCTCCATCGATTTATACTAACCTAAGTCCATTTTCTAATATATTAGGAGGAAAAACAAATGGCTGAATTATTTAACAATGCTAAACCAAACGAAAAAGTTGATTCTAAGAAAGAACGAATCGAACTAGAAGAAAAAGCAACTTTCCCAGAACTTCTTTCCGCTGGTTACATGTCCTTAAGTGACTTGTCCAAAGTAGTAAATGGTTTGTTCTATTCCGTATTCGATGACTTCTTTGGCTCCAAATTGGAATTGGATCCTCAAACTGGTCGTATCCAATCCCGTATCTTCTTCTCCTTGTCTTCCGACAAATCCAAAGACCCATCTGGTTGCTATGCAGTAGAAGATGCTAACAGTGGTAAAAACATGAATGATATTGCTAGTCGTCTTAGCTTGGCAAATCGTTTAAACAACCCAACTGGTAACTGGAAAAACATTCAATTGACTTCCGAAGGTCAAAGCAAATTAGAAGACTTCTTACCTAACAATGCATTCAACCGTAATGGTGGTATTAACTGGAATGCTGTTACTAATGAAGTAACTACAGCTCCTTCCCAATTCTCTCGTCCACAAATTTACTTCTCTGTAGATATTGATATCTACAAAGTAATCAAAACAGTATTTGGTCATAAATCCTCTACTGGTGGTAAATGGAATTACAACATCGAAGTTAAAAACCCAATCAACCCAATTCAAGATCCTGTAACTGGTAAAGTAACAGCTACTAACTTCAATCTTCTTCTTTGGAGAGTAGATTCTGGTGACGTATATCGTTTGGCTGAACGCTTTGGTTTCAATGGTCTTGGTTCCAACTCTTTGGGTATCAACACAGATCGTTAATAATTGATTAATATACAATTATTGTCTTGCTCTAATATAATATAAGGGAATAAGGATAGAGAGAAATCTCTATCCTTCCTTTATATTTATTTTTTATGAGGTACAAAATTATGGCTTTCAAAAAAGATGGCGGTCCTATTAAATTTGAAATCAAAGAGAATGGGATCAATGAATTAATCGATGAAGGTACCGGCAATTCTTCCATCATGCTTAGAGAAGTAGGTTGGAATGGCAGAGATCCTAAATTAGAAATCCGTAAATGGATTATCGATGTAGATAAAGAAACTCCTATGAGAGGATTATCCTTTATCACAGAACAAGGTCCTCATACTCTTACTGAAGTATTAGCAGAAAAAGGTTTTGGTAATACTGAAAAGATTATTACTAATATTAAAGACAGAGAAGACTTCGATGATTCTCTTGTAAAAGTAATTGGTAAAAAGAAAATTGAAAAGTCTAAAAACACTGAAGTAACCATTAGTGAGGATGATTACTTTGATCCTAAGAGTGTTTTAGATGATTAAAGTGTCCTCTTTTATTCAAAGAGGTGAAATAGATGAAAAGTAAATACGAAGAAATAAAAGGCGATAATCAGAATGAGTCTATGGAACAATTAGAGATGTGTAAATATCTCGTTCAAGGTATTGATAAACCATGTAAGCATAGAGATATGTATGGGCGTTGTACTTTTGAAAACTGCATCCTAGACGAAGAAGAGTCTCCTTTACGTTCTAAGAAATGGTGGTTCCAATGTATTATATGTAAGCATCCTACTTCTATTGAACCAGATGCTATGAGAGTACCATTCTGTGAATCATGTATTTCTAGAATGAATGAAGCTGAAGTATTGCCATTCACTTGTAGATATTGTGGTAGAAAACAATACTCTCCATCGAAGTGGATGTTCTCAAGAGTTTGTGATGAATGTATTCCTTTATTATATAATAAGAATGCAGGACAAACTTGTTTAAAATATACCCCTAAAGTTGGTAAACGATCTATCTCTAGAGGTGGTAGTTTACATGATTACAAATAAGGTGGAATTATGACTAATAATAGAGTAAAAGAATATGATTATTTAGAAGCTGTACCTATAGAGCATATTCTTTATGCTCAGTTTATCAAATACGATAAACTTAATAGACTATTTACAGAATACTATAAAGACAAACCAGTTCCTAAATGGATTAATATTTATATAGACGTGTATCAAGCATTGCTTCCTATATTTAGTTTCTATAAAGTAACTAATCCTTACAATATAACCGCTTGTATTGCTAACCTTGCAATACATTATAAATCATTCTTTAGAAAAGCTGGCATAGATAGCTTTGTATTTTTATTATATTCTCCTACTACTGGTGCGGCTACTCAACAAAGATTTTGCCCAGAATATAATGGTAAATATACAATGCGAATGGTAAATAATAAAGAAGTATATGATATGGTAAATCAAAATATACCTCTTATTCAAATGCTATGCCAGTATATGAATAATATATTCTTCAAGATGGGTACAGTAGAAACTTCTGTTATGGCTTATGATATGATTACTAAGTTTAAGAATAGACAGATTACTGCTCCATCTTTATTTATAACTTCATCCCAATATGCATTCCAATTACCATCTAAAGTAAAAGATCTTATTATGCTCTATAAGAAGAAACCATTGCCTGGAACTTCTGATGATACTTCTTATTTAGTTACTCAAGAGAATGCTTTAGATTCTTATATTGCAGAAATAAAGAAACAGCATATTGAAAAGTTTGAAGTAAATCAATCTTGGTTATCTGGATTTATGACTCTCTCTGGTATTCCAAAAAGAAATCTTAAATCATTATTTAACTATAAGCAATCTTTAAAGATTCTTAAAAGCATAGATGAACAATTTGATCAAGCTACTCCAGACTCTCTGTTCAATGTAGCTTGCAAATTATATCCTAATAAAGGATTAGATTCTCATTCTTATGATGAGATAGTAAATAGATTTAGATGTATTGATTTAGATTATCAGCTTTATATGTATAGAACCATGCCTGAAGCTATAGATACTGTGTTTTTAGAACAGGTAAATGATCCTGAAGCATTAAAGAATATTAATGATCAATATTTCTCACAAAATCCTATCTTATTAGAAAAACTATGATATCAAAATATAAACAAGAATGAGGGTAGAGTCATAACGACTCTACCCTTTATTTTTTATCTTCTAATCAATTGAGCCATATCACTCATGGATCTAGTTCCTAATTCTTTTTTGGTATTGGTGTTCTTATTAACTTTAGATGTTGTAATACCTTTACCTTCAGAAGATACTACGTTTACATTGCTATTCAATTTATCCATCTTACCATTAGAAGCTTTGTACCAATCCATTTTAGTGGTCTTATTATTATTTGCTGTTGTACTATTAGCATCAGCAGCCTTTTCATTATTTGGAACTTCTAATATTTTAGAGAAGTTCATCATAGTGATACATTTGAAATAGTCTGATTCTCTAGTATAAATTTCTGTTTTCTTATTCAATAAGAATAGACCATCTTTATCTGCATGAGCTGCATAGTTCTTAACAACATATTTCTTATTAGGCGTAAATACAGATGGATCAAGATCATATTTATTTACTGTAAGTTTATTGATCCTATTCTCCAATTCTGATTTATGATTCTTTATCTCATTAGGATTATCATTCTTTGTAACGATAATTTGAGTACCTAGTCTACTATCCCCAAAGGAACCACCTAGATTTACGTCAGATTCAAAACTACCTACTCCTAATTGACCTATACCCGTTAAATCTGTAACACTATCTAGATTATTTTTTAATAATTGTAGATCAGATTGGTTCATGAATCCACCAGAAGCCATGTATTTACCAGCAGCAGATAATTTATTATAAATAGATTCTCCAGTAAAAGAAATAGCAGATACATCTGTTACTAAAGAAACAAATTTACTTTTAATATCACAAGATAAAATATCATTAAAGCTAGGGAAGAATGAGAATAGGTTTTTAGCAAATCCAGTTATAAAGGAAGTGATATTTTTAAGACTGCCTATTACTCCTTTTACAGTATTTACATAACCTTGCATTTCATGAACATTTTCCATTAGTTTAGACGCATTAGTAAACAAATCTTCAAATTGAACATGAGTGCTAGAATCTGTAAATACGGAACTGTATCTATCGTAAATAGGCTTTATTTTGTTTACGAACCCAATAGCCTTATCTGCAATAGACCCTATCTTATCCATACTACTATCTAGAGCATCTGTTTGTGAGAATATTCTAGACTGCGAATGAGATGATGCAGAGTAAGAAGATGAATTGATTTTAGATACAGAATTCTTTGTAGCTTCTATTACATCTTGAACATTGATTTCTGTAACAGAGTTTAAGTAATTATCAAGATATTCTGAATCATAGAATACTGGAGAGATCTTCTTGATATTCTTATCAAAACTTTCACTCATCTTAGTAATACGTTCATATTGCTTATTGAAACCTAGTATACCATTACCAAGGAATTTACTAGTAATAGATTTAAAAGCACTTTGTACTACTGGTACATTAATTGTTACCTTGCCAGGTTTAGCAGGGACTGATGTTGGAAATCCTGTTGCTTGTTGCATAACAGTTTCTGTTAGTTTGTTTTGGTACTCATGAAGTTCTTTAGCTTTGTTTAAGATGTTGTTCTTAAATACACTATTCCAATGATTAAGCTTCTCTGGGACGTTGCCCATTTTCTTAACCATCTTTTTGATCATCTGTTTAAACTTCTCTACAATACGATCAATATATGCTTTAGTCTTAGCAATATTATCATAACTAAGAATACTATTATCTTTAGATGGATTTATAATAGCATCAAATTTATTTATGATCTTAGCTACATCATGATTTATCTTATAAGCCGTTTCTGTTACAGATAGATCGATATAATAATGGTTTCTTTCAGTATCAACATACATACCTTGGTTAGCAGTATTAGGATCTGTAGTTTCTCTGATATTTAAGATTACATCATTAAATCTTTCATTCTTCATAGGAATGCCCTTACCAGATTTTGATATTAGGTAAGTACAAAACGGTTCATCTATAAAGAATTGATATTTGGTTGGATAAAATACCTCTACAGAGTTTAGATAAGCTACTAGAGATACAAGAGTATCTGTTGGTGGTATGATTAACTGCTTTTGTAATCTATTATATTGGAATGGTTCTACTAATAAGTGTAAGTTACTCATATAAGAACTTAAGATATCCATCATATGAGTATCCATCATTGTAGTATTCGCTACAGTCTTATTGGCATCTATACACTTCTTACTCATAAGACCAAGATATGCTTCTCTATACACATCTTGTTTTTCTTTCCCATCACTATCTTTTTCTTTGTAATCTAATTCTTTGTAATAGTTTATATCATTAGATACAAATACAGAAAATTCATCTTCTATATAAGATTCTACAGTAGGAGATTCTAATTCTTGATTAGAATCATATTTATCTATTTTCAAATACATTGTAGCAATCTTAGCATTAGCAATAATCTTATCAAAAAGATTCTTGTCTAAATTTACATGTGCTAACATTGTAGGCATATTTTTATTTTCATAATCACTAATTCTGATTATATTTTTAAAGTTTTCAGGTTTGATTATAAGACCATCTGACTTTTCTCCAGGTATTAAAATCTTACCTGATACCTTGAAGTTCCATTGTTGCATATAATAACCTCCATTTTATATTACCAGAGTGTCATTATAGTTAAACACAAGAAGATGAGAAGAACCATTATGGTTCTTCTCATAAGATTATTAGTTATTTCATCCAATTATAAGTAGCTTTGGAACTATTGTATTTTTGACGGAAACCTTTTTTATCGGCGTTTTTCAAAACGGCAGCATGTCTTAATACTCTATCTCTAGCCTTTCCAGTCATTAAACCTTGTTTCAAGCCTATTTCGAAATCTGTTCCAATACCATCTGTTTGCATCATATCTTTACCAGCTTTATAACCTATTTTAGCTGTATATACTGTTTTATTAATAGCCTTAGCAATAATATGACCTACTTTTACCAAAAATTGTTTAATTCTAGTAAATACTTTACTAATAACCCCAGTTTCTTTATTCTTTAATTTTTGGTCATATTCGCGAAGTTTCTTTTCCATTTTCAATTGCAAACGTTCTAACCAGTTAAGATCGTCAACATGTTGAATTACTTTATTAATAGTAACTAATTTAGATGAATCGCCATCGGCTTTGATACCAGCATCAATCATTTTAAGAATAGCTTGTTTACCCATAGCTTCAGTAGCTTTGTTCATTGATTCGGATAAAACTTCATCATTTTGGAATTCAATAGAGAAATCTTCTGCAATTTGCATTAAAATCTCTCTCTTTTCAATAGTAGGTAATAGTGCCATTATTTCACTCCTAAATATTAATAATTAATATTTTATTTCTTTTTATTTTTAATCCAAGCATGGGCTTTATTAATAGCTTTTACAATAGCATGAATTACTTTAACTATAAAAGCTTTTAATCTAGTCCAAATTTTACTAAAAGTGCCAGTCTTATCAGACTTAACTTTTTGGTCATATTTTTCTAATTTAGCTTCTAATTCAACTTGTTTACGTTGCAACCAATTAAGATTCTTAACTTTAGAAATATCATTAATAAGAGCGGCCTCCCCAGTAGGTTGGCCTCCTTTCTTAATATTATCTACAGCATTAACAAATCCTTTAGAAAGATTGGACAAGTCTTTATCAATATTTGTAGCAACAGGACCTTCAATATTTTCACAGAGAATATTACTAAAGTCCATAAAGCATTGTTCGACTAAATTAGAACTCATTATGAATAATCCCATAACTGTTCACCTAATTTATATTATAAATGATCTCCATTTTCTTCAGATACAGCTTGTCTACTAGTTGTGGAAGCTACTGCTTCAGTAGAAGCACTTCTGGAAGAAGCTCTACCACCTTGGCCTTGATTACCAGGGTTTCCAGATTCAGGAGTTCTACCACCTCTATTAACTGGAGTTGTACCTGCGCCAGCTGCAGCTGGAGTACCAGAAGTTTCAGAAGTAGCTGTATGCTCGCCAGGGATTGCAGGTGTTGGAGGAACTGTTGTATGGGAATCTTCACCATGTACTTCTTCTGTATGGGTATCAGGTTCTAAAGAACCATCAGCTGCATAACGGAAAGTGGAAGAAGATGGTTTGTTACCAAAACGAGGAAGTTGACGATAAACAGCACCTTTATCAAATGCAGTTTCTTTAGCTTTTTCTTCTTCAGATTTAGCAGCCGCTTCTGTTTTAGCTTTTTCTTCAGCAACTAAGTCTTCGAAATGTTTTTTGAAACGAGCAGATGCTTTTTCAGTAATAACTTCTTCTTCAGTTTTTGGAGTAGTTTCAACTGTTTCTTGAGCATTTAATTCTGCAATATGAATTTTAAGCTTTTCACCAACAGCAGCTTCGCGATCTGCTTCTTCTTGTTCTAATAATTGTTTAGCAATGATTTCAAGATCTTCAATCAAAATAGCTTCCAATTCTTTAGAATCAATATTTTTCTTACCACCATTATCAGTAGAGTATTCTTTGAAACCGCGTTTTTCGAAATCTTCTTTTTGCTTTTCAGTAAGCTTTTCATTACCAACTTCATCATGAGCATTATAAAGAGGAGTGTAAGTTACTTTTGGTTCTTTTCCTTCTTGTGCTTCTTCTTTAATTTCAAATACTTCACAGCCACGATCTAACAATTTAGCAATAACTGCAGTTTCCATAAGAGCTTTTTGTGTAGTGCCAGCAACACCAACGAAATTTAATACAGCACCGCCTGGAGCGATGATTTTTACAAATTTACCTTCACGCATTAAGGTCACCATTCCTTTTCATGATATATCATAAAATAGTAATATTAAAGATTATTATAATGTGCAGAGCATTTAATAGCCAGATAGATCGCTGCTAATCGTAATCAAAGCTTCCATCATTGTCATCTCTATAAGTAACCCCGCGATCATTTACAGCAATTCCAACTTTCTTTTGTAAAGCTCTAATTCTACCATTAAATTCTCTATTACGATACCGTGTAAGATGTCGAGCACCATAATCATCGTTTTTAGTACCGATATGATTTGCAACTTTTTGAAGTCTTAGAGCTAACCAATCGATTACTTTAATACAAATACGCATGAATTTTCTTAGCATATTTGTACGATTCATACTTCGTTCTTGATCAAGCTCTGCTTCTAATTTAGTATATAAACTTCTAAAAGCTGCTATCTTAGAAGCAAGCCATGTTCTAGGAGCATTTTCATATTCCCTTTTTAATGTATCCCTCATAAGATTATCACGACCAATAATTATATCTTGCAATGTCTTTCTATCTCCAGGATTTTTTCCTATTTTCTCATAGAATGCTTTTCTTGCAGCATCTTCTATTTCTTTAGGACTTTTACCTTCAAAAGGATTTTTTTCTTCTTCTGCTTCTAGAATGACGGCTTCTTCTAATGCTGTTTGTTCATCTAATGATAAATTTAAGGAACCTACAAGATCCTCAATGTCATTAGATGACTCCATAATATATAAAGCCATTATTCATCCTTCTCATTTACTTTAGCTCTAAATGCACCAGTTTCCATAAAGATAGTATGGATAACTTGAGATGTTTCTTTATAGTAATCTATATAAAATTGCATAGAAGCAAGATTGTAGTTTCTAAGAATTTTGCGGATATGCAAAAAATCATCTAAGTATAATTTAAATATCTTCTTAATTCTTCTTTGTTGATCCATAGATAAAGATCTATCATTAACCATCTTTTTGAAAAGTAGCTCTATTTTATCTTTAACAGATTCAAGCTGAGATACATAATTCTCATATTCGGTATGGACGATCTTTAACTCTTTAGCAATTTCCATATCATATTGATTAGAGATTTTTATAATCTCAGATGGATTTAGATTATCAGTTCTATGAAAATACTTAGATCTTTTTTCATATAAAGTAAGAAGAGATTCTTTACTTTCATAATCTTTGTATTTATAGAAATTGACTGCTTTAAAACTCTTTGTACCAGTCCAATAATTTTCATCTAAGTATAGATTCAAAAGACCTTTAATATCAATCTTTAATTTAGGAATATCTGATTTAAGATTTCCTAATTGATACCTCTGATAATCCAATTCTGGATAATCTTCTAATTGCTTTTCAATATATTTAATCTTAGTCTTTTTACTAGTAAGCTTACTAGCAGCATACTCTCTAAAATAGGCTAAAACCTTTTTAGAATTAAATAGACTATGAATAGCCTCTTTTACATTCAGATTATCCATCATAATAGAACTAATAAAAGAAAGTTTATTACCAAATTTAGTAATAATTTCTTTTTGCCATCCAATCTTTTCTTTTCTAGAAGATACCATATTTCCATAGAATTCTTTTTTGAATTCTGTTTCGAAATCTTCTATAGTATTTTTATTGTAGTCTTTGTTTTTAGATTCAGACAAAGCCTTTGTAAATATATTCATTGAGAACTCCTATTTATTTATTCTTGAAATTGGAGTAACTTTATCTTCAACAACTTGCATTTTTAATTCAGCAAGCATTGTAAATAATTGAGAGAAGTCGTTATCTGTCAAACGAAGATAATTATATTCACCCATATTAGTAATCATCTTTTCTTTGGCTATTTGTTTAGCCCTATATTCAGTCATAGTTCTAGTATTAGGATTTTTGCCACCATCCTTAACTTCTATGATTAGATTATAAGGAAGTAGTAAAAAGTCTGTGATCCAATGTCTAGTTTTACCACCAAAGGTGTATTCTAAGATTGGTCCTGGAGCTATAACTTCGGATGAATCGAATTCGAGTACATCATCTAAGAACTTCATGAGATTTAGCTCATACTTGCCAGTATAAGTAAATTCTTTCCCATCAGACCATTTATATTTACCACTAATACGTCTATTAGCAAGCATCTTTTCTTGTTGTTTAGGATCGTCTAGTAAGTGTATCTTATTGTAGACTTTCATCATACGTTTCCGATAAGTCTTTTTAACAGTCTCATAACATTTAGGATTGCCGCATAGGCGTTCATACTTTTGACGTTTTTCATTCCATTTGGTAGGATTGCCACATACAGTACAATTACCATGACCTTTTTTATTATTCACGATATCATACACTAATCTATATGCTGTATAACCCTCTGGAATTTCTTCATCATGTTTGCGTTCTATATGCTTAACTAAATCATCTCGATGATAAGTTTCACTACAATAAGGACAATGATATCTTTTCATCATTTCCTCCTATCATTATAATTCAATTATTAAGTTGTCAGTACTTGCAAAAGTAAATGATGAAAAGAATTATGATATGGAATAATTGATCAAATTTATTCAATGTAGCTTCTAATCTTCTAAACTTTTCATTATCTATTAACCCATTAATTCGTTCTAAAATTAAAGAGTTCATAGCATAGCACTTACCAAAATCTATTAATAGATGGGAAATGAAAATGATTAAAAAAATAACTTTACTAAAATAATCATGAAAATTACTTCCAGTAATCAAACAATATCCTACCCATACTATAGAGGAATATAGAACACAATGACAGGTTAAAAGATATAAAGACTTTCTTTTGTTTCTTTCTAGATATTCACCTTGGAGAGGATAATCTGCCAAGCAATGTACTGCAAATAATAATAGCATATCAATAAGCATTTATATCGTCACCAGCTCTCTTTTTACTTATTTTCTATTATACTAAGGTCAAGTAATATTGGGTGATGATTTCAAAAAAAAATAAAAGAGGGGCTAACCTCTCTTATTTTTCTGAGTATTAAATACTGCTTGATATTCTTTCATGCTACAATATTTCTCAGATTTAGAATCTCCTTCTATATTATCTGAAAAGTCGTAAAAGCTTGGTCCTAGATTATCCACATATGGCCTATTATATTTATATAATAAATTAAGACCAGATCCTGCTATAACAGGAACTGCAGATATTAAAGACTCTACTGGTAATAATATAATTGGAATCATTTTAACCTCCTATTTAAATACACCTATTACTACTCACTATTATAGTATATAATTAAACACAAAATTGTACCCATACTCATAAAGAGTATGGGTATTTATTATTTATAGGTGTTAGGATTTCCATCAGTATCATGTTTATTTTTCCAGTCCCCAGCCTTTTTAGGTTGGGCTACAAATCTGTCCCCTAAGAAAGTTTTTTGATACTTTCTCATATCTGGCTTGTGATGAGTTTTGCCAGATGTGATACGTTTAAACTTTCTAACTAAACCTTCAATAGTCTTAATAGTTCTTGCTTCATCAAGTTCATATAGAGGCATTTCTATTCACCTCCATTTTGAATATTGTTTTGATCTGTGGATTGTTTATTAGGATTTGTATTAAGCTTTTCTTGTTGTTTAGACTGGTTTTGATTTTGGTTTGTTTTCTTAGAATAACTATTTACATGGGATTGCATATAAGAGA